GCAGGTGGATCATCACCTGGGCCACCGGGGAGGCATGGACCTCTTGGCACCCTAACATCACCACAGAGGCCGCCGAAGCGGCCAAGGACTGCACCTCCGCCACCGTCCGGCAACCAGCGGACCGAAGCACGCTGTACATTTCAAACCCGGCGAAAACCGACCCGCCGCCGGAGTTAATTTCCAGGACCAAGTCTTCTCCCTCGGGGTTCTCTTCCACTGCGGTACGAATCGTCTGTGGAGAAAAGGCCGGGACCTCAAAAAATTGGTAGAGCCAGAGGTCCTGATCTCCCACCACTTCACCATTTAACTGCTTTCTCACATTCCACCTCCGCTACGCTGTTTGCTTAATTCCTTCCAGTCCTCCAAGGGGACGTAGTTGAGGGAGGCCTTTCGGCTCTCCCCACCGGGGACGTTGGGCATATCCTCGTGGGTCAAAACATCGTTGACGCTGTACGCGCCGATCTCTGTCATCGTGCGGTACCAGTTCCCGCGGCTGGCAAAGTCCCCCCGCAGTTCCACCATCATGTTCAGGTGCAGTTCCAGGCCCGCCTTTCGCTGGTGGGGCAGCAGGAGCTTCCAGGTCTGTTCCTGTTCGTATTGGTTGATGGTGGGCTGTAAGGTCCCCACCACATACTCAATGGCGTTTTGCTCATTGGAGCTGTAACTCTGTTTTCCCGCGTTGACTTTATAGGCCGGGACCCCAAAGAAGTTGCAGATATCCAGGACCGTGACATCGTGGTTTTCCACATACTTGGCATCCGCCATGGTGGCGGAGATGGGGGTGTAGGTCAACCCATGGTCCATAATTGCGATTTTGTACGCCTTGTCTGGGCCGACGTGAATTCTCTCCCACTCTTTCCGCAAGGCATCCTTTTTTAGGACGCCTGTGTTTTTCCCAGACCTGTCCTTTACGTAGCCTCCCAGGTCCGCCTCTGTACTCAGGACCCCAGAGGGCTGGCCTCCGTTGGCGTAGTAGCTACCCTGATATTCCTGGGCGCTGAGTCCCGCCCCAATCACCTGGGCCGCCCGCTGGAGAACGGAAATGCAGTGCAGGCCGTCCCGGGTGTAGCCCTTGTAGTGCAGGACATCCTCTGATGGCAGCCGCATCCGGCCGCCGTTGTAGGGATGGGTCACGTCATACCAGACCCGCCCGGTGGTGTCCTGCCAAGGGCTCACCAGTTCCGCCGGGAGAGGAATCAACTCCACCGGGGCCATGGAAATGGGGTCCCGGAGCACCCACTCATAGGCATTTCCCCTGGTGAGCCGGTTAATCTCCAGCATCTTCCGCCGGATGAAAGGGGTCATGGCCTCATTGGGCCGGAGATTCAGAAGCTCCAGCACCGGGGGATAGACCCGCTCCCTGGTGGTACTCACCATGGCGTAGGAGGGCATCTTTCCCATGGAATCGGAGAGCACTTCCAAACACCGGTTGACTGCCGCCAGCTTCATGGCCGCAGTCTCCCCGCTCTGGACCACACCGGTCAGCCCCACCGCGTCCAGCGTGACCGCGTTGGTGGGGGCTGTCGGGGTCCCTCTGGCCGGCCGCCGGACCAAAGCATCTAAAATCATAGGCCGTCACCTTCCTCTTCTCGGGGCTCCAGACTGGAGCGAAGGAGAACCCCCGCCACCGTCATTTCTGCCCCAGCCACACAGACCGCCAGAGGGCCGTGGCCCGCCAGGGCGATCCCCACCACAATGGCGGCCAGGCCCAAAAGAAAGATCACATCTGCCAGCAGGCTGAGGAAAAATCGTTTTCGTTTCATAGGCTTCCTTTCTGCCCCCTTCGGCCCTCTCCCGGGTGCCGGACAAAGCCCGGCCCCAGGCATACCAAAAAAGGGAGGAATCTCATGGGGGTGGGTACCGTAACCACCCGGGAGAAGGCCGAATCAAAGGGTAAATGTACCGCTGGCCAGAGCAGCGGACAGGTCATGCTTGTCCCGTTGAACCAGTGCCCGGGCCAAGGCGTTCATAGCCGCGGCCACGGGGTCGATCCGTTCGGTGTCGTCTTTGTGTTTCTTAGAGAGTTTGATATCTCCATAGTTGTTCTGGACCTCAATGGCATTGGCCAGGCACCAAAGCAGAAGAGGGGATTCTTCCAGGACAAGCAGCCCTTGCAGCAGCAATTCCCGGAACGTCTTTACCGCCAGGTTTTGTCCGGCACAGGTCTGGGAAATTTCCACGCAAAAGTCCTCGTTGTTCCGTTCCTCGCAGAGACGGATGGCCAAATCTGTGGCGTTGTGCCCGTCATAGTCCACCTCCAGGACCTCCCAATCGTGGTCCGCTTCCCCCTGGCTGATCCAGTTGTCCACATAGCCGTTGTCCGTCACATCCCCTGGGGTAAGGGTGCAATACCCCGCCTTGGCCCAGGAGAGATAGGGGACTCGGTCACTTTGCTCGTGCCGCTGCGCCCCATTTTCCGGCATGAATCCATGGGCTTTAACGGCCACCCGGCCATCCTCCAGCAGGAACACGGCAGCCACCCCGGACAGGTCGATCCGCTTTCCCAGGTCAAACCCGCACCAGCAGGCCAGCCCGTCCGTCAGTTCAGCAAATGCCTCCCGGGGGATCATGGCCTCCCGGGCCAGCCTCATGCAGTGTTCATCCAAATAGCGGTTGACGCTTCCGGTCTGCCACTGACACATCCGGCGGGTGAGGAACTTCCGAATTTTGTGTGGGTCATTGGACCCATACGCCGCGGTATGTTCCGCTTCGATTTGGTCCAGAAGATACTTGCTGTATTGGTTCGGATACCGCAGACACGGATTCGCCCACAACCATAGGGACTTGTTATGGGGGTCCTCTCCCACCGGGAGCTCCCGGATCATGACAAAATAGGTTTCATCCCGACGGTCCCCATCCAAGATTTGCTTGGCATAGGTCTCTTCCGTATAGCAAGGTTTGCTCTGGGCGTCGTCGCCTGCGGTGGTAATCACATCCAAAAGGGACTGGGGCCGCTTGCCGAAAGAGTCCACACCGATCTCATAGATCTCTGAGGTGGGGTGGGCATGGTATTCGTCCACCACAAAATAGCTGGGTGCACCAGAGTCCTTGTTCTTGGTGTCCTTGGACAGGGCCCGCATATACCCTCCTCGGGTCTTGTGAACCACCGGGTTGGATCGGGGGATGATAAGCCGTTTGGCAATGTTCGGGCTGGCCTGGGCAATTTTTTTGGCATCTCCAAAGACCCGCATGGCCTGCCCCCGGTCCACGGCGGCACAATCAATTTCCGGCTCCATCTCAAAAACTGCCGCTTCCGGTTGATAGGGTGGGTACATCACGTCCCCGCACATGTGATAAAGGGCCTGCCCGGATTTTTCCGTGGACTTAAAATTTCCTCGGGCCCGCTTGTTGTAGGTCCGCTTAAACCGCCGGGCCCCGTCCTCCTTATGGACCCAACCATAGGTGCAGCCCAGGTCAAACACCTGCCAAGGCTGGAGTTGGATGGGCTGGCCATGCTCTACTCCCCGGGTCTGGATACACTGCCCAAACCACCGGATAATCCGGTCTGCCCGGGTGGTATCAAAGACATAGGGGAAATCTTCCGTCCCCTGGCGCTTGAGGTCATCCAAATGCCGCTGGCAGGCCTTGATCTCATAGGGGCAGCACAGGTCGTGGAGCCTTCCCCGGGTCACTTGCTTGGCATAGACGCTGACAGGATGGTGTAGGCCGTTCTGCTTTCTGACAGCCATCTCAGTCTCCAAACAGATCTCCGTCCGGGTCCAACTGGACCGCCTGGGCCGCTCGCCTCCGGGCCAGCCGCACCCGGGCCTCGGGGGTCATCCCCAGTTTGTCCGCAAAGGAGAGCAGGATTTTTTCATGGGCCTGGAGCTTGGAAAGAATGGTGTCTAACTTATTCACCAGTTCCAGCCGCTCACCTGGGGCCTCAGTCTGTTCCATCTCCGCCATCAGCGTCCGGCATAGGGTGTGGAGGGAATCCCGCCGGGAGAGAGCTGCGCAGTACACCGCCAGCATCTCTCCATCCAGGTCATCCAGAATGGCAAGGCCCTCCATCCGCTCCAGAATGGACTTCCAATACCGTTTGGCCGCCGGGTCTTTGTTCAGGGTGCGGGGTGGCTTGGGGCTTCCTGCCCGGTCCGGCAGGATGGCAGCTTCCGCTGCCTGCCTGGCCTGAAGCTCCGCCTTGGTCTGGTGTTTTTCTAAATTTTCACTTCGCTTTACGTTGGCTGGCACAGGCAAAACCTCCTTTCCAAATTCTCCATGGGGGACTTTTTCTCGCAAACGAGGATGCAGCGAGGTCTGGGGAGAACCCCCCAAAACTTTTCCGACCCGGGGGGAGGGCCGCGGCTTTGCCGCCGTGCCCGCGCCCGCAGGTGTATGCACACACACTCGCCCACACCCGGCCGCGCAGGCGTAGCCTTCCGCGGCGGCGCCCCCTCAAAGCTGGCCCCCTTTCCCCCTGCTTTCCGCCTGTTCCCGGGCGGTCTTCTGGTCATGGTGGAACTTGCACAGGCTCTGGTGATTGGCCGGACTGACAAACAAGTCCCAGTCTCCACGGAAGGGGATAACATGGTCCACCACCGTGGCAGGGGTGCGCCACCCCTTGGCCGCACAGACCCGGCAGAAAGGTTCCCGCAGCAGTTGTGCCGGGCGCAGTTCCTGGGTCCAGACGGCCTTGGAATACCAGCTGTGATAGGCCCCGCTGGCCCCTCTCCGGTTCTGTCGGGGGGCGGGCCGATGCTTGGGGCACCACCCGTCCCGAGTCAGTTCCGGGCATCCTGGATGCCGGCAGGGTTTTAGGCTTCGCTTCGCCATGGGCTGTCACCTCCTGGAGATATGCAAAACAAAAAACGCCGGAACCAGTAACCACCTGCAAGGGTGTAATCACTGGCTCCGGCGTTCTACGCTCTGGCCTATCGAAATATTAACTTTTAGGGTGGATTTGCAGTCTCGGCAGAAGACCTCCAAGTTCTCTGCCGTCGTCTCCGGCAACACATGCAGAAGACGTTTGTTCCGTCTACATACAGGGCATACAAGCCACCCGTTTCTCACTGCCAACAGTTTACCATGTTTTTCCGTGGTTCGCAATACGTTTCCCTCCTTTTTTACGCTGTTGTCTAAAGCAGCGCCTATATTTCAAGTCTATGTCGCGCGCGCACGCGCGCGTTATTGTATGTATACCGTGTGATATAGGCAGCGTAGTGGTACGCGCCAAAGGGATTCCTTGTGCAATTTTCCTCAGCCCAGGTAGCCTGGTTTGGCACGGGGATATTGCCATCCTCTGCCCTCCATTTCTCCACCGCCGGCAGCTTCCCATAGAGAGACCGAGAGGCCACCCAGGTTCGAGCCCCCAAGGGGATCACCCATCCATCATGCCGTTCTTTGACCAAGTAGCGCGCCATCCGGCGGAAACTGTCCTCCGGGCCCTGGAGCAAAGGTTCCCCGTCCACAAACCCTCCGGGCCACAGGAAGCGAACCTCTTCCAGGGTAAAATCTGTATCCCGCAAAACCAAATGGATGTGGAAACGCTTGTCCCCATGGCGGCCCTCTATCGCGTAGACATAATCAAAAGAATCCTTCCGCCACCGGCGCATAGCGCCCAGGAAGTTCCGCCAAACCTGGCGGACCCCCTGGAAACTGTGGGGCAGCTGGGCATCATTAAAAGTCAGTGTGTAGACCGTCGCCCCCCAGCCGAACAGGCCAAGCATCAGTTCCAGACGGTCCTCCGGGGTTCGTCGGAATAGGGCCCCTTTGGTCATGCTGAGGATCTTCTGTTTTTCCCGCTGTACACTGGGCAGGTCCCCCTTCCGCAGTGTGGGGCGCTGGTACCGGCATTCCTTGACCAGTGGTCCAGCCCTTTGGCGGACACAAATCCAATCAGCCATTTTGGGCCGCCTCCCCCTCCGGCGGGCGTTCTTCCATCTTATCTGCGGTTTCTGCCAGAAGTGTAGCAGCCTCCAGATAAGATATTTCTTTGGGCCCTCCATTTTCGCCCCAAATATCCCAGCAATAAAGCGCCCCATGCAGTCGCTTGTTGTTGACTATCGCTCTGGCTCCTGCTCTCAAAGCGAGAAATAACTTTTCATTCTCCATCGACTTCCCCCTCCGGCGGGCGGCGGTAATTGTCCTGTTTTTCTCTGACGCAGTCAAAGCATTGCCCGAATGAGCCATGTGTTTTCCAATAGCACCCCTCACACGTCAGCGCCTCATTCGGCGAGGTGAGGGTGGGCATCCCCAACACAATATCCTCTGCCCGCTCCTTATCCTGTTCGCTGTCCCAGCTACATACCTGGATTTCAACTATCAGCTCACTGGCATCAATCGCCCTTGCCATCTTTCAGCGCCTCCATTCTTTCTTTAGTTGGTCTGGGAAGCGGGACGTAGTGGGTCGTAGAGTGATAGTCTGGGTGCCATTGTACCCACATTACATCCATCAGAGGCGAACCATTCCCTCTGGTCTTGAACATGAAATCCGGCCTCCATGTCAGCGGCAGAATCGCCTCA